TAGCGCCTCCGGCGGCGGGGCTAGGTCCGCGTGGAAATTTGACAACAGCATGGCTTCAGCAATGCGCTCAGATGAATCTTGTAGATGGACAGCCATTCGATCCGGTAGGTTGATGGTGGTCACGCGAAGAGCAATGCTGTGAAGGTTGAGGGTGACAGTTGCTGGGTTGATGTGGCGTAGCCCAAACTCATTTACAATGCAACTGGTAAGATGGGGCACGTAGTACATGCTGTGCCGTGCTCTGAGCTGCCAGATTCGCACGATCTGAGTCCCGACGTGTATGGCAAGCAAGGCAGCGGGGACAAACACTGCAATAGACAAGGTGGTTGCAGTGGAACCCACCATCCGTCTGAGAAGGCGGCCTAAGAAAAAGACCACAAACACCTGGGGCAAGTAGCATAATGCGGCAACAATTAGGAGAGCCAGGAACGCTGAACGCCTGGGTCGAATGCAGTCAATGTAGAACCTCTGTTCGACGATCTTTGTCACACGGTTGACGACAAGACGGCGCTCCTGAGTATCATTGGAGATTAAGGTGTCGACGGTCAATAGGTGGGAAAACAACCATACAATCAGTTTGGGCAATCTCACACCCATCTTGGCCAAATACGCGGTCGCGCAAACAACTCTAGTCGGGCGCACCCCGTCCAGTATAAGCGGGTCGCGATTGTCAGCGACACTCGCAGCCATTGACGTGCCATCTGGGTCAGGGTCCTCTTGGTGCGGATCTTCGGATACAGGTAGCTCCATAGTCGATGGGCCCATTGGTCCAATGGGGCAGTCGCTGTCAGGTTGCGGGCCTGGTGCTGCGGCTGGAGGGGCGGGAAATGGTTGTGATTGCACACAGGTAATGGGGCCAGGCATGCGCGGTTGGCATGGTGGTCGTGGTGGATCGGGTCGTCCGCCACTCATGTCCGCAGTGGACGTTGCCACTAGGTTGGTCGTGGACGCCGCAATTGGGCAGAGTACGGGAAGGGGCGGGGAGGGCGCGGCGGAGGGAAGTCCACCTCCCGAGGCAAATGATGGTAGCTCCGTGATCTGACAATATGGGTGCGGGGCAATGATCGTCCTAGATGTGTCATAATGACGGTCTTTTCTAATACGGAGCGGTTCCGAACACAACCTGCACTTCCACTTCTTCTTTTCCTGATCAAAGACTCCGGCGGCAGGTTCGCCCTCGGCGTAAACACAGCCAATGCCGAGCCCCTGTCGCACCTTGAGCATGGTCGCATAAGGCATGGCTGCAACGATGTCGCACGTCCGCTTCTGGGGGCCCGGATTCTTTTCAACGAGGCCTGCCTCAGACAATTCGCGGGACTGGGCGCGGTCACGTTTGCCCTGTTTGCTGAGACAGTCACGCTTCGACGGTCGCGTGGCCAGTGGCGGATGCGACAATTCCTTCGCCATGAATGCCTCACCCAGGAACTTTGTATCGGCGGTCATTCGTTGGAGCAATGGGATCAGGGACCTTGGGACCGCGTATTTGTTGGACCCGATGACAATATGGGCCACTTTGGCGTCGATGAAGTCCTGAATGGCGTGACGGACGGCGCGGAGGGGCATGTCAGATGTAAGGCCCAGGTGCACGAGTACGTCATGGGGCCGAGCCGCCTGGACTGGGTCGTCTTTCTTCCGAGTCATGCGCTTGTCAACTGGAACTCTGGGCCCGCCTCGCGCTGTGGGGCTGTCATGCAGCATCTTGTCAATGTGCCTTAGTTCAGCACGCACGTCCCTCGGTTCGTGCGTGCCCCCCCTTAGACGGGCGCGGTTTGCCAATCGCGGGGCGTCAGACATCGTACGTTCCACGGGCATCTTGACGCCAGCCTGATCTGCAGCTTTGGACCCGACCCGCTTGCCCTTGCCTCTGAAACCGCGGAGGCGGAATGCCTTCAAGTCACGCCTCATCTGCGTCTCCTTTTCGCGGTCGACAGCTCTATACGTGGACGGCTTGACATAGTCAATGTCAGCCGAGCAAAAGTCACCGACTGACGGGACGGTGGGTACTTCTTCGCCCTGCCCACCACGGCGCCGCCTGCGATGGCGGACGCTAGGATTAGGGGCGAGACTGAACCGGTACCCATCGATGGTTGCTGCCGGCGCCTTGCGCCTCACAGCAACAGCGTGCTTGGTCAGGACTTTCATAGCCGTTCACCGCCCGGCATGGCCTGGGCGGCTACTGTCATGTTTGCGACCACTTCCTCAATCCCGCGCTCAAACATTCCGTCCCATTCTCGAGTGCAGAATATGCAATCACCGGACAGGGCGAATCGGTCCTCCTGGCCCACGCACTTCATTACCATATCGTCTGGATAGCAACGGCATCCGTCCTTGCACACAACAAACGATGGGGCGACAGCCTTGGTCACTTGGGGCCGGTGGCCAAAACAGCCACCAGATAAGAGGCGCGCATATTCTGCTTGTGTAAGCTTCACCCAATGGTCATCCCGGATGCCATGATAGTTGCAGCCGATGTGGTCATGAAGGACGCGGCATCCCTGTGGGAGACAATCAGTGCCATCATCACGTGACGGCTCTTGTTCAAAATCGTCGGGACGGTCGACACGATGCCAAGTGGGCAATCCAAGCCGGTCAACGCCGGCATGCAGTAGTGGACCCACTGCTTTGAGCTGGGTTCCGATCGTGTCGATGACGGTGGACTCGCGCACTAGTTGGGCAGTGTCATGCGCGATGGCAGTGAACTCACTGGAAACAAAGGAACCTACTGCCTGGGCAATTGGCCCAACATTTCCGAGCTTGGCGCCAATTGCGTTAACCATTTGGGACTCGCGCGCTATCTGGACGGTGTCATGCGCGATGGCGGTCATTTCTTCCTTGACCGCGGAGCCAACCGCTTGAACCAGCGGTGTCAAGTGCTCGACCGTGCCAACCGCCCTCTCACAGGCTGTCTTGGCGAACTCTGTCATGGCCGAAGCGGCCTTGAAGAGCTTAGACTGGTATGCGGTCGCCAAACCACAAACCAGCAGCAAAAGAACAAGAATTTTGCAAACGGAGAGCTGCTTCGATACGGGGCCGTCACCCCGCACCGGAAGTCAAGGAGGATCGCTGCCAGCCCTTGGGCGGCAACGTTCCCCTCCCTTCCCCCTATGGCCGTACACCTCACGGTGAAAATCCCGAAGGCAAAAGCACTTAGCGGCAAC